GATGCGTTCCGACCCATGCGGCCGCTCCGCCGTTCCCATAACACAGGTTGATGCGGTAGGTGTTGCCGGTAGTGTTCGCGTAGCTCGTCGATGCCAATACGGTCGGTGTGCCGGAAACGACTTGGCCGACTTTGATCGACCCACTTGCCCCGCTTACGAATCGCGCGAACCAATAATTTGATGAGTCAGTTGCCTTAAGAACCAGCAGCGCCTCGTCGTTGTTCGCGCCGCAAACAACGTCGGCAGAAATGGTGAGCGAGACGGTTCCGCTGGCGGCCTCTGTGTTGGAAAAGATCAGCGTGTTTGACGTGTGAACAATGAGAGAATTGGGGTCAATGTCCCAATCGACACCATCACTGCCGCTTTGCGCCGTCCAGCCGCAGCCACTAGGACTGGAGGCGTCCATGCGGCAAACGTCGCACGACTTACAGCAGCCGCAATTGCCAACAAACAGATTCACGACGTTTAGCCTTTCGAGTGCGTGGCCGCCAGTTCGTCGAGCGCCACGCGCTCACTCTCGATGCTCTTGACCGCAGCCGCGACGATGTTTTTCGGGCACGTCGGGCAGGCTTGCATGAGCCGCACTTGCTCGGCGTCGTTGGCGTGCTTCAGTTTCAGATACTTCAGAATGTCTTCGATCGTCACCATGTTCGTTCCTTTCGTTGTTTAGTACCGCGGCCTTGCCCGCTTGGCTCGCAACGTGCGGCCACCAAAATTCGCCCTTTTCAGTCTGTCGCCAGTTTCACGTTAACAGCCTTAGGTCTGCCCGACCTTGGGTCAGCCACTTCGTCGAACGTCACTCGCTCGCCACGCAACTCGGCAAACACGATGCTCGAATCGCAATCGCTGGCGTGCACGAATAAGTCGCGTTCGCCGCCACCGCGAGCAATCCAGCCGTAGCCCTTCGCCAACACGAGCGCAGCAATAAAACCTTCAGCCATTTGCTACACCCCAGCCTTACGCTTCGTGTTGCGCCAGCGGCGCCGCCGGTCATCATCGCTTTCGGTCTTGGCCGGCTGCGAAAAGTACGTTCCGGCCCGAAGCTTTTTGCAGTGCCAACGGTGCTTCAAATCCGAATGTTCGCGTGCACTCACGGCCTGGACACTTGACCGCCGACTTGCGCCGCTACGCGCCATCTCGACGACTTGCTCAAGTGTGGCCACGCCGTCGATCATGCCGGCCGCGAGTGCATCGGCGGTATCGAGCACGCGGCCTTGCCCGTAGTTGAGTATGACGTCGCTGGGACGAGCGCCACGATTGCGAGCCACGGCCCGAATGAAGTCCCGATGCACGTTGTTGACAGACTTTTGCACCGCAGCTCGGGCCTCATCCGTCAACGGCTCATCAGGATTGCCTTCGACCTTGTACCGCCCGGCGTAGATGTACGTTGGCTTGACGCCCATGCGCTCGTTCGCGGCAGAGAAGTCCAGATGCATCGCGTAGACGCCAACCGAGCCAGCCTCGGAACCGGGTGCACCGTACATTCGAGTACCAGCGCTACCGATCCAATACGCCGCGCTCGCCGCCTGGCTATTGGCGATGCCATAGATGGGTTTCCGCTCGCGCGCGGCGAAGATGGCATCCGCCACTTCCGGCGTGCCCGCAGCCGTGCCGCCGGGAGAGTCGATGTCGAGGATGATGCTCGTGATATTCGGATCGGCAACACCCTGGCGCAGTGCGGAAAGAATTTCCACGCCGGAAGTGAAACTGTACCAGCGCGGCCGTTGGGCAATCGGGCCGTAGATCGGAATGATGCCAACGCGACCGGCGCCGGTCTGCTTGACGATATCCCGTGTTCTCGCGGCCTGTAATTCCAGTGCCCGGCGGCTGAACGAAGGGCGCTTGCTCGTGAAGCGAGCGGCAATTTCGGAGCCAGCATCCGGCGTGATTGCCCACAATCTTGCAAGTTGGCGACTCATTAGCTGCGATCCTCCAAGACGATGAACGGCGAAAGCGTATCGGTTCCGTCGCGCAGCGGCGACACCGGGTCTTTCCAAATCGAACGGCCATCGCATTCGTACCAGAACTTGAGCATGCGCTCGTGGTTCTCGAAACGAACGTAGATGCTTTCGGCCGACTTGGTTTCGCCACGGTCACCCAAGGCGTATTGCGAGCAGTCCGCCAGAATCAAATCGCCCTTGGTGCCAACGGCCGGGCATTGCTCGATGGGCAGCAGCGGAATGCCGGCCAGCGACATGCGCGCCGGGCCGGGGTCGTTGGGATCGGCGAAGCGAATCAGCGATGCGCAATTCGTCAACACTTCAAGTTGCGCGGAGCGGCTGGCAAAAAACGTCGCGCGCGAATCCGAGTAGGTCCAGAGTCGACGAATCATCTTCACGACGTTTTCGGGAATAATCGTGCCCGCAGTTTGGTTAGTTTCCTTGGTGACGGGGATCGTCGCGGCGTCGGGCAGAATGCCGGCCGGGCCACCCACAACGCCATTGATAACCGCATCGTCGGTGCGAACTGCGATTTCTTCAGCCGCCGCGCTCAATAGCAACTCGCCCAGATTGGGCACCCGGCGAGCCAACTCCTCAGACACCGGAATGAGAACCTTTAGCGAGCCCGTCACCATATTGAGTTGTTGAAACTCGCCGCGGCTCTTGGTGGGTGCTTGCGTTTCAGCGGTCCAGAAAGACGCCACGCCGCCCAGACGCGAACCATCGGCGCGGGAACTTTCCCGATACGCCGGCAAGTTCAACCCGCCGCCGCCCACAGTGACCTTGCGACAGCGACTCGCCACGCGCGAAAAATCGAATGTGCGCTGAAGCAACTCGGTAGATAGTTCATACGGCGCGAGAAACCCGCCGTAGGGATTCGATATCGTGGTCTGTTCGTCGCCGCCCGCCGTGGCGTACAGGTCAGCAAGTCGCCGCGTGCGGTCGGTCAGTGGTGCGCCGGACTCGCGGGCCGCATGGTAAATCGCGCCTTCGATAAAATCGGCGATGCTCGCTTTGGGATTGGCAATCATTCCTCGGTTCCTTTTACTTGGGGATTCGTGCGCGGAGCGCGGATAGTTCTCGGTCAAGGTCTGCCGGAGGCAGGGCTTCGTATTGCAGTGCGCCGAGGCGAGCCAGTGCTGTGCGGAGTGCCTCGGTTCGTCGTGCGGCCCTTTCGATGGGTTCGCCCTGGCGTGCCTGGCTCGGGTATTGCGCCGACAGTTTGACGGCCAATGTATGGATGCTTGGGTCGGCAGTTTCAACAAGGTGCCGACGCAACGCGTCAATTTCGCGCTGACGCGGTTGTGATGCCTGCCACTTCTCACGTTGCACGGCCGCTAGTTGCGTCTGCGCTTCGGAGAGTTGTCGCTGTGCGTCAGCGACAGCACTTCGCAACTCAGTAAGGCGAGCGTCGGCTTGTGCGGCGTGCTGCTCATCGGCGGCTTGCAATTCGGCGATGCGATCGACGATCGGGATACGCTCCGCGTGGATGCCCTCACGGTGCGTTATTTCAAGCTGCTTGGCGGCTGGTGATACGAGCCACGCGGGAGCTTCTACGGTCATTGTGGTGCCCCTATGTTTGTTGGTTTCGGCGGCACGGTCGGCCATGCGCCGGTGTCCGCGTTTAATGGTTCCACGCCTAACTCGAAGCGTCGATACGCCCAGCAGTTCCAAGGATCCGAAAAGCGCTCTAGCAGCTCCTCGCGCACGGCCCAATACGCGGCCTCGCACGCCGGCATGTCTTCCGCGCGACAATCGCTTGCGCCGTGGCGCCGCCGCGCAGAAATGTTTGAGCGGTTGAATCGCTGCCAGCTTCCGTCAAAGCCCCAGCGCAACTGGGCCATGCCCCAATCTGTGACGCCGCGCCGATCTGGTCCGCCTCTTAGACGCGGCATGCACGCCCCCTTTCCGCCATCGCATCCTGCGGGCTCATGCCGCAATCAAACACCAGTTCGGCAAACGTCGGGCACTGAGGCTCACCACGACGCGCTACACGCTCGGCAGCAAGCGCCAAGATGTCGTCATGGTGCAGTTCCCAACAGTCAGCCATCGCGTCCAGCACGTCCGCAGACGGCCAGCCGGCGCGATCGGCGAGCGGTAAGTCGGTGATGTCTCCGAACGCGTGCCCGAAGTAATCGTGCCCCCACAGCATTTGCTGTAGGTGGGCGTTGCTGTACTCGCGCCGGTCGACTGTGTGACGGTTTCGTAAACGCGGGCTCATGCGTACCTCCGGCCTTGTCGCGGTACACGCGACTCATTGGGCAGATCAATGTCGATGGCCATCTCGCGCAGCGCTCGCAACAGCAATTGCCGCGCGTCACGCGCCACGACAATCGCCGGGTGCGACTTGGGTACGCCATAGCGATCGTTCACCATCAGCCCATCCTTGCGAATCGCAGCTTCTGCGGCGTCGATCGTGTCCATCGCCTCGCATGCCGTGCGTAAGCGCTCCAGGTCGTGCGGCTCGAAAATGAACTTCTCATTGAGGGTTCGCCAAAATGCGGCGGCGCGCTTCGACAGGTGCTTCGGAGCGGCGTTTTCGGTCGGTTTATGAATCTTTGGTTGCTTCATTTTTCAAAACACCTAACCGGGAACCTCGAAAAATACGCGCGCTTGGCGAACGGTTTGCCGTCGCTTGATGCCAAGGATTACCTATCCCCCCGTGGGGTCTGTCCAGCCGACGCGGTGGCGTGCCCAGGTGACGGCCCAGCACAACCACCGGCATCGGCCGGACGCCCGACTAGGTAACTCTTGATCTGCTCCACCTGCTCGTCGCTGTAGTGTGCAGTTCCGTTCAAGCGCAACTCGGGCTGCATCTCCAATGACTTGATCGCAGCGTACACACGGCCAAACGGTTCGCGTAGGTGGTGGCAAATTCGCGAGACGTTCTGAAAACTTTTGCTCATGGTTCTCACTTTATCCGATGCCCCACTCGTCATTGCCCGAATCGGGCAACTCAACACCGATTCGGTATGGTTGGTTGCAACTGCGGCAGAGCACGCGCCGGGTTCGCGCGCCTTCGCCAGCGTTGATGGTCTTGATCCTCTCGTACTCGGGTGAGCCACACTCGGGGCAGGTGGCGACGGTGATGAACACCCAAGGGGTATCCTCCCAATCGATGCGTTCGCGCTTGGGTCCGGTCGTGCTCACGCCGTCTCGGCTCCATACCAGACTGGGAAGCAAATGAACTTCCCGCAGGCGGCACAGTCGCGACGAACGCTAGCGCCCTTGTGGATCGGGAAGTCGGTCGTCTTGGTGCTGCCACACGAGCAGCGTGCACCAGTTTGGGCGAGCGCCCCCAATGCGCCCCCAATACCCCCAATACTCTTGGAACTCTCTATCACACACACACGCACGCTACGCGTTTTATAGAAGTCATTGGGGGTATTGGGGGGTTCCGCGTTTTTCGATGTTTCTATTGGGGGTTTCATTGGGGGTTATTGGGGGTTTCCGAGAAAAACGCGAATTCCGTCTTGCGGCGGAACTGGTCGTCAGTGCCCTCGCGACGCTCGATAGTCATGTTGTCGATGGTCAGTGTTTCCCTAGACGCGAACAGCTTGCCCAGCTTGCGGCCGAGTGTTTGCGTTGCCCTCATCCATGCGTCATCGCCCTCGATTGCCGCCGGATCGATGCCAGGCGTGTCGATTCCCGCCTCGACGACGACCGTCAGCAGATGATGGGTACGGAGCCACAAGTCGCCTTGCTTCGCCTTCAGCACCGCGATAGCCACGTCGCGCAACCACGACAGCCCGGGTGATGCGATGCGTTGCTGGGCCGCACGATGGCCAACAAGCAGCCCACCGCCTAACAAGTTCTCAGTGATCCAGCCGAGCACCTTGCCCCAACGCCGGAAGTCGTGATCGACGCGTGACAGCGTTGGCTTGCCTTGCTGGTGCCATTCACGGATGACGGCGAACACTGCCCCGAGATAGTCGGCCTGCCGCGCGGCAACGTGATCCAGCAAATCCCCTTCCGGGTAGTTTTTGAACTCGTGCCCGTCCGGTTGCTTCAGGATGCGAACGCATGAGCACCGATTCGCCAGGTCGGTCGTCACCTGCGCTTGGTTGCTGGTGATTTGCACGATGATGCGCCGCGGGTCGATGGCCACGGGCGCGGAGTACGGGATTCGTGCTAAGTAGGTGTCTTCGGTTTGGAAACTTTCGAGCCCCGGCAGGTCCAGCTTGCCGCGCAGATTGTCAAACGACACGATGCACGCGCCGGCCACGAGCGCAGCGTCGAAACTCTCTTGAATGCTGCCCACGCCACCCGTCGACCGTTGCGTGACTGTCCGCGGCGTGGTGCGATAGATAGCGCCGATGATCTTATTACGATAGCCCTTGCCCGATTGGCTTTCGTCAGCTTCGCCCAAGTCGATGGGAGCACGCCCGCCCAGCAAACCACCAAACACCATCGCCGGAGTGATGATCGCTGCTAGTGCTCGTGCGCGGTCCCCAGGTGTTGCGAACTTGAACCCGTCGACCAGTTCGGTGAGCACCGCGAGCGCGTCTCGCAACTCCATCGCCGTGGGCATGGCGCCGCTGGCGAGAACACCGCTTTGCCGATCGTAGTCTGCCACCGTCTCGAGCTGCCCGTCGCGTTCAATGAGAACTGGGCAGCGTGATATGACGGTGATCGGTGGCAAGGAAACGCGAAGAGAATTGGCTTCAAGCAACAGCCGCGCCGCGGATTCCGAACACGTCGCCGGCGTAACTGTTTCGGTTTCCTTGACCTTGACCACGCGGACCAAACGCGCAACGGTTTCAAGATCGGAGCACAGCGCCGGCGCTCGCACTACCTCCAACACTGGCTCGCCGTCAGCACGCACCAGACGCATCGGCACGCCGCCGCGGAGATAGAACCGACCAGTATCGCCGAGCAGTTCTCCAAAGCGCTGGGCTGCGCTGGTGATTGTCACGTCGCTGCCGGGCAGGTGAACTTCTGGCAAGTGCGGTTCGCATTCGTCGGTGATCCCATAAGCCGCCAGTTCGTTCGGGTCGCTTACTTGCTCGGCAACATGGCCGTTTTGACCATGTTGGAAACTCGCCGGCCGCTCCGCATTCAACAGATAGCCACGTTCGCCCGGCTGCTTGTCGGCGCTTTCGACTTTATGAATCAAATCGCGTTCGGACCACGGCGGCACGCATCGCTCGTTGTATTCGAGCATGATGCCCATCGCATCGGCTGTCGGAATGTCGAAACCCAACACGACGGCGCACGCGACAGCGAAAGTCTGATCGTGGCCACCTTGACCACTCACAGCGCCGGGCATCTTGGCGACGTACGCACTCGCCCGCTTGATCTTCTCCGCGGTGTCGTGCGGCAACGGGCCTTGCGGTGCGCGACGTGCCGGCGGTTCCGGCTTGGCAGCTTCCAAGATGCGACGTAGCACCACGTCGGGCAGCGGGGCAGGATCGCATTCGTCGGGCGAGATGATCCATTCGCGAGCCACGCCATCGGTTGCACTCGGCGGCAACACCGATTGGGCAGCCTTGCCAGCGCCGGTGCGGATGCCTAGATCATGGAAGTAAACCACGGCTTTGCCAGTGAGCGCCAATACTTCATTCCATGCAAACAGCCGATGCGTGCCGCGCTTGCTCTTGTAGGTCGGCGTCCGCGGAATTTCGCAGCCGTCGAACAATTCTTGGAATGCTTGCTCTTCGGCGTCGCTGTCCGCCTCGATGTCGATGAATCCTGCCGCCGGCCCCAGCTTCACGCCGGGATTGAGCGAACCACGCAAAGCAAACGCACTGTGAATCTCTTCCGGCGTCCATGCCTTATCCTGCCAGCGGTCGCCAGGTTTGGTTGCCGTGTATCCGATGCCCAGCGGATGCTTAACGTTGCACAGCGTGATCGGCCATCCGCGGTTGCACAGCTCGATGGCCGCGGCCAGCGTGTTGATGGTTGCCGCCTGTTTCACTGCGGGACTCCGTTCTCCGCGCAGTATGCGGACCACTCGTGAGCGTTGGGCGGCTGGAATGCAAAGATGGCTGCCCGGTCGATCCGGCAGCCGCGGCGCTTCAGACTGTCGGCCAATTCGCGGGCACGATCGACCGAATGGGATCGCTTGCGGATGTCCGGCTGGTCGCCGTCGAGGGGCAACGAGAGTTGCCGGCGTCCAGATTTTCGATTAGGTTGGGGCATGTTTGATACTCAGACGCGCAGCCGCTTTCCTTCGCCGGGGCGGCTCGTGGCACTTTACGCAGTCCCCGTCCTCGTCCGCTTCGGTGCCGCCGCAGTTCGGGCAGGTGAAGGCTGGCGGCTTTCGAGTGCGGGTCGGTGGATATGATTTTCCGTCCTTCCCTGTTCGGCGTTGACCATTGCCTGTACCTTTCCCAGCTTCGCAGTTTTCGGATTCCGAAAACTCTCGACGCACATCCTTGACCAAATCGCCGCCGACAGTTCGGGACTCGATGAACGCGTCAAGATCGCGCCGACGGTATCGAACCGATCGGCCGACACGGACGATGGGCAACGGATAGCGCCCGTTGCACGCCCAGACCGCCAAAGTTTGCGGCCGGATGCTCAAATATGCCGCGGCTTCTGCGCGGGTGAGCAAGTCAGATTGAATCGCAGTAGCCATTAGAAAACCCTCGCGTTTGTGATTGAATCACAGTCAACGAGTGCATCTTGGGCGCGTGCAATTCGGTTTGTCGTTAGCTAGTTTTCCAGTCTGGAAAAACTGGAAAACTACTCAGCCGGTCGAGGCCATGTGTAGCCGCACGCTTCGCATCTGAGGGATTGTCTCGCCGCAATTGCAGTTTTCGACTTTCGATACTTGCGTTTGACTAGCCCTTCTTCTTGGCCGCATTTCGGGCAAAGATTCCGCCTTCGCTTCTTGCGTGGCGGCTTGGCGTTCGCCCGCTTGATTGCAGCGGCCAACGCTTCGGCGTCGAGGCGCCGCTTCTCTGCGGCCGTGAGAATTGTCGCCTTGTACTTCGGCCAGACCGACTTAATGGCAGCACAGTCCCCGTTCTCCATTAGGGCCACCAGTTCAAGAATCTCGCGATTCGAATCACAGCCACTACTAACTAGCGAGCGTCCGATATCGACCACCGCTGCGCTTGATTTCGTCACCTTAGACGACGCGGCTAACACGTCACGCCCTAATTCCGGTCCGCACAGATTCTGGCTGTTCCGGGCATGGTGACTTGCGAGGTGCTCGCATCGTTGAAATTCCGATGCGGCCGCGAGATAGTCATCGACCGCTTTGCAAAACTGACTGGCGGAGGCCGTCTTTTTACTTCGCTTTGCCATTCTTCGCCCCCTTCCGTGCGTGGGATTTCTTCGCGCCTTTGGTTTTCGCGGCGCCCTTGCTCGATTTCTTGGCGGGTTGCTCGGGTTCGCCAGCATCGACTAAGAACGCCACGGCCGATTGCACGCTCTGTTGCACGGGGGCCTCGGCCAGCCGCGCATAGACTTCGGTGCTGCGATGATCGCGGTGCCCGAGGCTCGCGCCAATCACTTGCAAACTCGCGCCCAGTCGCGCTTGTACGCTGCCCAACGTGCGCCGCAAGTCATGCGGGTGAAAATCGTCCAGGCCGGCAGCGGTGATAATCCGGTCCCACGATTTTCGAGGATCTTTGATATGGCCGGCTTCGCTGTTGGACGGAAAGACGTATGGTTTGCCGTTGCGATCCTGTTGCCGAGTCTCCAAGATTGCCACGGCCGGCGGCGGCAAATAGATGATGGCCGGTTTCTTGTTTTTTGTTTTGCTGGCCGGCAGGTTCCACGCGGCTTGTTTCAGGTCTACCTCGCGCCATTCCATCGCGGCCACGCTGCCACGACGTGCGCCGGTGAACAGGCACAGCAGCCAGAAGTCACGCCACTCCGCTGGCTCGGCCTTGACGGCAAGAAAGAATGGCCGGATTTCGTCGTCGCGCAGATAGCGTTCGCGCGATTGCTCGGGGAACCGTGCCACGCCGCTACATGGGTTCGGCCCGTCATAGCCCATCTCGTGCGCCTTGGAATAGATGGCACTCAACAGCGCCCGCGCCCGATTGGCCAGCACGGTGCCGCGCTCTTCGCCCAGCTTGGTATGCCAGGTGGCAACGTCGGCGGTCGTCACTTCGGACAGTCGGCGGTTTTTCAGACGGCCGAAGCAATAGCGCCACTTCGCCTCATCTTCCGGCCAAGAGCGCTTCGTCAACTTCGCGTGCGACAGCCAGCGATCGAACAGGTCTTGCAAGGTCCGCTGGTCGTGCCGCTGCCGCTTGGGACTGACACCAGCATCGCGGCCGGCATTCTTGGTTCGCGCCGCCTTGCGGGCATTCTCGACAGTCGTATCGGGCCAACGGCCCAGCTTGACGCGTTCGGGGCGCCCTTCAGCGCGGCCAATCCAATAGAACGTCTTGATGCCGCTGGCCAGCACACACAACGCAAGGTTCGCTTGCCCGGTGTCGTACACGTACACGTGGCCAGTCGCCGGCGGCTGGATGGCCTCGATGGTCCGCTTGGTGAAATTGATGCGCTTGGTCACGTTCGGCCTCCATTGCTACGCATTGCTACGGGGGCGGGGGCCATTGCTACGGCCGCAATTCCGCGAGTCAAGCGTGCTGACGCCCCCGCTTGACTGGTTTCATTGCTACGCCATTGCTACGCTCTGTGTCAATTTCGGTCAATTTGGGCGTAGCAATAGGAAAGTCATCCTAGCGGTATTTCCCGCGAAAAACAAGCGCCGTCAACGTCAGTCCACTTGACGGCATGACCCCTGAACGTGACTGGGGGTCAAGAGGTCGCAGGTTCAAATCCTGTCGCCCCGACTATTCTTCAATCCGAGCCCTTTGGCCAAAACGTCGAAGGGCTTTCTCTTTATGGTGGCTAGGTTTAGGTGGTCTAGACTGCGGTTCAAATAAACCGCGTCGAGGATCTCGCGCCTGATGGCGCTGTTTGAACCGCGCCAAACATCTGCTGCGCGTTGGCTCCAATCGAACAGCGCCACTGCCGTTTCCCCGCGTGCCGGGTCGACGTTGCCCAACTGGGCCAACGACGCATCCGCTGTAGCCGCCTCGGCCTTTAGTTCGTTCGATTTGGCCTGATAGATCGCCTCTTCGACCGTGCCGGCAAGGTAGGCGTTTAGAAGGCGGTCCTGCATGGTCGCCAACTCTGTTTTGCGCCTGGCAAGTCCGGTCGCCTGTCGTCGACGATAGGCCGTCAGATCAGTCACCGCGGCCATGAGCGTTGATCGGAACCAGCACGCGACCTCGGGCGTCGGAAAACGCAACTTTGCCAGGTCATCCACGATGGCCCGCTCGAGATGCTGGGACTTCCAACGGACAATCGGGTGGTCGGGGCCCGGATGGTTGTTCGCGCAGCGATAATAGAGATGTTCGCGGACCCCGCCATCTTTGAGCTTGCGGCGGATTCGCTCGCCTGTGATGGACTGACGACAGTACGCGCACTGAAACAGGCCTCCGGCAAGCGGATGTTCCGGCGTACCGGTGCGCCGGTTCCGACCATTGAGCACGTCCTGGCAGGCATCGAAGGTCGCACGATCGATGAGCCGCTGGTAGCGGCCTTCGAAGACCTGCCCGTTGCGGTGCAACTCGCCGATATAGAAGCGGTTTCCGAGGATGTAGGACAAGGCGCCACGATGGAAGCGTGCTTGGCTCTTGCGGAAGACGTGTCCCTCGCGATAAAGCTGCTCGCCGAGACTCTGGAAGGTATAGCCACCCGTGGCATACAGCTCAAAAATACGGACGAGCGTGCTCGATTTCTCCGGGTGCGGCTGCACTGGCTCGTCGCGCTCCTCGACGTTGATGTAACCGAAGGGAGCCAGTCCGGTTGGCCAGCCCTGCCGAACCTTCTCGTCAATTCCCTTGAGTACTTCCGACCGCAGGTTGTCGCTGTAGTATTGGGCGACGGCGGCCATCACGTTGAACGATAAGGCTCCTGCCGCGCCGGGGCCGAACTGGTTGTCGACGAATGCCAACTGGACGCCGCAGAGATCTTCAAGTTCCTGCAATCGCACCGCGTCCCGCATGTTGCGGCAGACACGGTCAAGCTTGTGACTGAGGATTGCCTTGATCTTTTCGCGCTTGGCGTTGGCCTTTACCCAGGCGAACATCTCGTTGAACGCCACACGCTCTGCCCCACGCTTGGCCGATTCCGCGACGACAAACTCGCGGACGATGGTCCAGCCGTTGGCGTGGGCGCGTTCGCGGTTGACCCGAAGTTGTGCGTCGATCGAATATCCCTCGCGCTGCTCACGGGACGAAACCCGCGCCCACTGTATCACGTTCATGGTTTTTGATTCTCCTCTTCGGCGCGCATTAATATCTCAGCGAGCCGCCGGACGTTCATCAGAATCTCCACGGCTTCATCGTCGGTGATCACCCGGCCATAAGCCCTTGACCAGACACGACGAGTATCGGCGATTCGTTCGTCCGATAGCCACTCCGTCGGTAGTGGGCGCGCGGCCGCCGGACCAGGCCCATGATGCCCGGTTTCTAGAGGAAGTCCAGCCAGTTGGCGCTCAGAAGGCACGAAAAGTTTCTCCCACAGCAACGCCCCGAAAACTGGGAGTTCCCCAACCACGTCCTCAGTCAATTCTCCGCGCCGATTAAGGACACGTCTCTGGTGAAACGTCTGCGCGACGAAACTCATATGTGGAGCATGTCGCTGATCGATTGCACATGCGTCGCGCATGTGGGGCGCATATGGGTTTCCGGCGAAGCCTTAAATGTGCGGGTTTGCGGTCCTAGATTTGTGACGGAAGAGAACCGCCGAGCGCTCCTCCCGGTTGGCAACGATGCTGGCCGCCGATCGTATTCTGTGCGGAGCACAAGTCGCATGAGCCCGAGCGAAGACCAACAAATTGATTCCACCGATCCGGCCCATGAGGCCGCCGTCACGTTTCTTCGAACGCTCTTCGCCGAACGAGACACCATACTTTTTCGCCCCATTGAGACTTGGGTCGAGAGCGGGAAGAAGCGCAGTCGCGTCGACTACCGCAACACTCTCTATCGGAGGGCAGTGCCCACGCTCGTTCTGGTGACCGTGCAAAGGCTACTGAGTCTCGCTGCACAAGACCGACTCAATCTGTTCTTCGGCGTTTGCCCACGTGTAGGAGGCAAAGGGCAATTCGACCTTGCATGGCAAATTCGCACGGTGCGATGTTTGTGGAGCGACATCGACCACGTCACGGTCGACGAGGCAGGTCAGCGCGTCGATAAGGCAGGTCTGCCACGTCCTTCGATCATTGTCAATTCAGGCAACGGCGCGCACCTGTATTGGCTGCTAGATGAACCATACCTGATCGACGACGCTGGCGAACCACCTCCGGTACTGACCGAATGGACGGAACTGCCCGGTGGCCGAAAGAAGCCCCGGAAGTTCATCGTCGAGAATGACGACCGCGTCTACTTGGATCTGCACCGGCATGTGTCGCGGCTCAGTCCCAAGGCAGAGCACCTTCAAAACGTGCTGGCGGGCATCGCCAAGGTTATCGGCGGCGACCACACGACCGATCTCGCGCGGCTGCTGCGCCTGCCCGGCACGTTCAACCGAAAGGACGAACGCAACGGACGCGAGCCGGTAGCGACGGCTCTAGTGGAGTGCGACCCGACAAGGCGACATCCGCTCGCCACGTTTGAGTGCTTCGAATCAGAGTCACCGGATGCAGAGCGAACGAAAAAGATCGCGGCCATGCCATTGCCCCGGCCACGGAAGCCCTCCAGCTCGAAAGCCGACAAGCTGGCGGAACTCATCGCCGCGTGTTCCATCGCGCCCGCTGGAAGTCGGTCCGAGGCGGACTTCGCAGTCTGCTGCTACGCGATTCGCAACTCCATCGGCAAGGAGGAGGTCTGGGCCCAGGTTGTGCGAGTGGGCAAGTTCGCCGAACAAGGCCGACGCTACTTCGACGTCACCTGGGAAAATGCAGAATACGATGCTCGGGCCGCCGTTTTCGAAAAGTTGCAAAAGCGCGCCGCGCAAAAAAGTTCTGTGCCCCCAGCCGAACTAATCGACGTCAGCGAAGACGACGGTGGCGGTAACGTACCAATTGAAGGTGCCGAAGCAGTCGGCGACGGTGACCGCGCCACGATCCTCGTGAATCCGCAGAGCATGCCGGTAGGAGACACCCTGCATCAAATCACGGATCGCTTGCTAGCAGCCGGCAACTGTTTCTTAAGGAGCGAACAACTGGTCGTGATCCGCGAGGAGCAGATCTCCGCGATCCTATCGTCGCCGGAACTCGCGGGGCTGCTCAATCAGCATGTGGAGTTTTACTTCGTCGACGAAGAGGCGGGCGAGTACAAGCCGCTGCCAGCTGCGTACGCCAACACCTGGCTGAACCAGCATGCCGAACGAAGTCGCTTGCCGGTGATCAAGCTGTTCACACACAATCCGGTCTACACCAACGACTGGCGGCTTGTGGCATCCGGCTACGACCCTGCCTCGGGAATTTTCTATGCAGGTCCAGCGGTCGCTCCGCGCGATGGCACGGAGTGCCTCGACACCGTACTCAACGACTTCTGCTTCAAGTCGCCTGGCGACCGTACCAACTACATCGGCGTGCTGCTGACGGCCATTCTGATTCCGCGGTTCATAGGCTCAAAGCCGGCGGCGCTATTTAACGGCAACCAGCCGAACCTCGGTAAATCGATCCTCGCGCAGATTATCGCCCTTCTGCGGGATGGCCGCGCGGCGGAGACGGCATCGTACAACCCGAATGACGAGGAGTTCGAAAAGCGTCTAGGCGCGATTGTGCGCAGCGGCGCGACTACCGTCATCATTGATAACGCGAAGACACAAGGACGAAATCCACGGATCGAATCGGCATGCCTTGAGCGGTCAATCTCGGATCCGATCCTGTCGTTTCGGCTATTGGGTCAGTCCGCGTCAATCCGGACAGAGAATTCCCATATTTTCTGCATAACCGCCAACACACCAGACGTCGGCCCAGACTTGGTCACCCGCAGCGTGGTGATAAATCTCTACCACGAAGGCGACCCGAAGCGGCGAGACTTTGCGATCGCCGACATCGAGGGCTACGCCCAAGAGCATCGCCTCGAGCTGCTTGGCGAGCTGGTCGGGATGGTCGAGCGATGGAAGGCCAGCGGCATGCCCATGGCCAAAGCGGATTCCCGATTCAACAAGCGCGGCTGGGGCAACATCGTGGGCGGTATTCTGAACGCCTGCGACGAGCCTGACTTCCTGGCCAACGCGGAGGAGGCGGCGGCCGTGCTGGACGAAACACGCCGCGAGTTTACCGAGCTGGTCTGCGTGCTGGCAGACCACCCGCAGGGCGCATGGACGTCCGCCGAGTTGGTCGAGCTTTGCGGCCGCCAGAGCTTGTTGACCGCTGACCTCGGTGAAGGCTCACCCCGCTCGCTGGCGACAAAGATGGGCACGTTGGCCGCTCGGTTTGTCGGCGAGCGTTTCCAGGTCAACGGAACTCGCGAGGCGGTGTTCCACAGGTCAACCGGCAGAAATGGCAACGTCTATCAGGTCGCCGTCCACGAAAGTGCGGAACCTTGAAGGCTGTGCGGAACCTTGCGGAACCTTGCAAAAGTGGCAGGTTCCGCACGTTAAACCTTTGGAAACCAAACACATGCAACGATGCTGCGGAACCTGCGGAACCTTTTTGGTAACTCCACACATGTACGCGCGCGCACGCGCGCCCGCACGCGGGATTTCAACGACAGGAAATAGGTTCCGCAAGGTTCCGCAGGTTCCGCACCAGCGCTTGAGATCACCATTCGGGAGGCAGCGCTAACGATGGCCTGGCTGCCAATCACCGACGCGCTGCCTGGCGATGAATGCCCACGCTGCCAGCGAGGCACGCTCTTCGTTCGCAACAGTCGACCAATAGGCTCACGCTGGCAGTTGCAATACCTTTGGTGCACGCACTGTCCAGCGACGCTCAAGGCAAGGACCGATCGCCGTCACTTAGCGCGCGGGCGGAAAGTGGTGTAAGCATGGGCGGGGACAGCGGGGTTCACTGGTACGATTACGTGAGAGGCACGCGGAGCAGAGAAGAGGCAAGTTGATGCAAATCTCAAAAGGGTCACACGAACACACTGGCGCCGCGGCCAACTTCTGGAACGTCAAGGCGCAAGACTCTGAGTCATGGTGGTACGGCTCGCCAGCCACTACGGGTGAAGCGATCGCCGACTTCTTGGCGCGCGGCTTCTCGCTGGTCGTTGCGATCGATGGCGACCAACTGATCGGCTTCGGAATTTGGAACGGCCCTGACCTGATCGGCTTCACAGCCACGAATGTCGAGGCGTTCTATCGCATGATGCGCGTCTGGTGCTTGGAGAATCCCGGCCAGCGCGGACTGTCGGTGATTCCCGCGCGAGACACAACCGAAAAGCAGTGGATGGATGCATTGGGCGTCATCGAAGTCTCTCCGCTGGGCTACAAGCCGCTCAAGCCGGGCGACGATCAGGCGGCTCGCAAGCCGTGGACGTATCGGGCCGACGCGGATCTGGATGCCATGCTCGCCGCGCTCGATATGCAGCTCGCGGAGATGTCGCGCTAATGCCTGTTCTTGAGCTGACACCTGATGAAAACGATCTGGCCAATCGCGATACGTACATCGCCAATGCCAGCGTGGCCAACAACAACTTTGGCCTGGACGCTCAGCTCACGATCGGCACGCGCATTGTCGGCAAATCATCGCAGACGTTGTTCCGAGCGCTAATGCGATTCGACCTCACGCAACTCATCGGCGCCGTTATCACGGATGCCACGCTGACCATTTCAGCCTTCGGCGGCAGCCTGTCGTTCGACGAGACATTCAGCCTTCATCGCCTCACTCGACCCGACTGGACCGAGCTCGGCGCAACGTGGAACGCCTACAACGGCGCCAACGCCTGGACAACGCCGGGCGGCGATTTTGATCCGACTCCTGCCCAGTCGTTGACCATTCCCACAGTTCAAAACCTCGTCTTCGTCAACCTTGGATCGCTTGTTGACGACGCACTTCGCCTGCGTGGTGGACTGTTCGACGTGTTGATCAAGGGCACCGCCACTGGCGGCTCGAAGTATCTCGATTGCTATTCAGCCAGCGATTCGACGCCTGAGAACCGACCCAAGCTGGTCATCAACTACACGAACCCGATCTGGTGCGTTGAGTCCGACGACACGCCCATGTACGCGGTCGACATCAAGGACGAGGCCTGCTGATGCCCTTCAACATCTACGATCGCGGCGACCTCGTGAAAGTCTCAGCCGCGTTCACGAACAAGCAGACAGGCGAGGCGATCGACCCCGATGTCATCAACGTCAGCATCAAGACGCCTGCGGGCGTGCTGACGACGTACACCCACACCGTCGATGCCGGCCTCGTGAAGGAAGACGTCGGTGAGTACTACACGATGGTCAACGCCAACGAGCCCGGGTTTTGGAAATACCGCTGGTGGTCAGCGGGCTTTGGGCAAACAGCTAAGGAAAAGGAATTCAAAATCCGCACGGCCGAGGCCATCGAATGATCGTAGGTACTTTTTCGCGTTTCGCCGATGGTTTCCCACGCCCCGCTCGGCCCCCCAAGACACAGTCCGTCCGTCTGAAATATGAAACTTCGCGATCGAATTAAAGAACTACGCCGCGTTAAAGCCAGCGCGATTCTGCCGAACCCTGCGAACTGGCGGACGCATCCGAAATCGCAGCAAGACGCAATGCGCGGCATCCTGGCGGAGGTCGGGATCGCCGATGCACTGCTCGTGCGCGAGACGCCGGCCGGGCTGCAACTGATCGATGGCCACCTGCGGGCCGACGTTGCGCCGGATAGTGAGTGGCCAGTGCTGGTGCTAGACGTCGACGACAAGGAAGCGGCGAAGCTCCTGGCCACGGTCGATCCGCTCGCGGCGATGGCCGAGACCGACCCAGAGAAGCTGACACAACTGCTGCACGAGATCGACGTTGAGAGCGAGGCGCTTCAGCAGATGCTGGCGGCGTTGGCTGACGAGGCTGGTCTGCAAGACGACGGTGCTGAAATCGTTGAGGATGAGGTTCCCGCACCACCGGACGAGGCGACTACACAGCCGGGCGACCTGTGGATCTTGGGCGACCACCGGTTGCTGTGCGGCGATTCGAGCAAGCCCGAGGACTTGGACCGCCTCCTCGACGGCGCGGTGATCCACCTTTGCAACACCGATCCGCCCTACAACGTGAAAGTCGAGCCGCGCAGCAATAACGCGATCGCCGCTGGATTGAGTTCCTTCGCCGGCCCCAAGCATCACCAGTCGCTCGACCTGGCTCGCCACCCGGAGAAGTCCAAACCGACCGGCAAGAAGCTGCGCGCCAAGGACCGTCCCCTGGCCAACGACTTTGTTTCCGACGAGGCATTCGATCAGTTGCTCGCCGCCTGGTTCGGCAACATCGCCCGCGTGCTCGCGCCGGGCCGGGCGTTCTACATTTGGGGCGGCTATGCGAATTGCGCCAACTACCCGCCGGTGCTGAAGGCCTGCGAGCTGTACTTCTCGCAGGCGATCATCTGGGTCAAGGAACACCCGGTGCTAACGAGAAAAGATTTCATGGGGAACCACGAATGGTGCTTCTACGGATGGGCCGAGGGCGCCGCGCACGTGTTCCTGGGTCCGAACAATGCCGTCGACGTGTGGAGCGTGAAAAAGATCAATCCGCAGTCGATGGTCCATCTGACGGAGAAGCCCGTCGAATTGGCTGCGCGGGCTATGCGTTACTCGTCGCGCTCGGGCGAGAACGTCTTGGACCTGTTCGGCGGTAGCGGCAGCACGCTCATGGCCGCGGAGCAGACCAACCGACACGCGTACTTGATGGAGCTCGATCCGTTGTACTGCGACGTGATCGTCCAGCGTTGGGAGAAGTTCACGGAACGCAAGGCCCAGAGGGCCGGGGAGGCGGCGTGAACGCGACGTTTGGCCCGTGTCGCGGCCGGTGGCTCGGATTGGCCACAGACGCCACCAACGAGAAAACGCCCCAACGTTCGCGACGTGGGGCGTTGGGCGGGAATCCGCTCGGGATGCTATCCGTTGGCGGCGAAGTGGCCGCGATCGGTCTTCTTGAACCGGGCCTCTTTGCCTTTGGCTCCGATCTCGCGCGTGATAGCGCTGTAAAGCGTTGCGTGCGGGGTTGCACCGCCGGGGCTGGACCACAGTCCCTTCGCGGCCATCGCGTCGATCAGCTCCTTGGAGTTCATCGGCTCCTTCGATGCGGCGAGCACCTGCGCGGCTGCATCGAGCGCGCTGAGCTTCTTGGGCTTTACGTTCTTGGGTTTGGCCTTTTTGGCAGACGCGGACTTGGTGCCCTTGGCCTTCGATGCTTTGGCGGCGGGCTTCTTGTGGGCTTTCTTCGTAGCCATGATTCATCTCCTCGGAAACGGGTGCGATGGGTCGGCTGCCATCATCAGGCTCGCGGAACCAACCGCGAACGACGCCGGACTGGCCGGCGTTTCGGCTTACAGACCCAGCTCTTCCATCAAGCGGCTGACCTCGTCGACGCCCAGCATCTCCGTGAGCGTGTCGGCCAGCCATTCGGCCTGCCGCAGCCCGTTGAGCGCGTCGTCGTTGGCTGGCTTGTGGAACGCGGCCTGCTGCAGGAAGGCGATGATCGTGGCCACGCCCTCGGGCGAAAGGTTGTCGCGGATCACCTTCTCGAAGGCCTCCTGGTCAACCGCCCCGCTCATTCGTTCGTCGTCGTTTGCGTGCATCGTTTGGTTCCTTGTCGTCGGTGTGGGAACGTCCCGTTCGGACAGCCACACATGAGCCATGCGTCGCGCAGAACATCAAGCGCGGCCGGGCAACATTCGCCCAGAATTCGACAGCTTCTTTTCCGCCAGAAATCGCCAAGGTTTCCCTTAGCTGCGCGCGAATTCGGACATGTCCCAATTCGTGCCGCACGTGTTGGCCACGTTGCGAACGGTCCGCCCGGCTGGTCTTGGTGGCCAACCGCGCCCCAAGGCCGCGACGTGGGCCAACGTCGTGCGACTGGGCTACCCGTCGGCTGGAACTAACGGAGAGATACGCGTGTGTCCGAACTTCGCCGCGAGGCAAAAGAGAAAGCCAAGTCGCTACGCAAGCAGCTTGCCATGCTCGACAAGCTCACCGGCGGTGCGTCGGAGCGCGAGCGCGATGTCGAACGAAAGCGGGAACAGCGGGCGGCGGCGAAGGAAGTCGTCGTTCCGCCGTGTGCTGACCGAGCCCGTCGCGAGCGGTTCGAGGCCGACGACATCGCCTGGCTCATGCATTACTTCGGGCCCGAGTGCGGCCTCCGAGATCCATTTTGGTATGAGTTCACCACGCAGCAGCGAGAAATGATCAGCGCCATTCGACACGCCATTTTGTTCGGCGGCGATCAGGCGATCGCAGCCAGTCGCGGCGAAGGGAAGACTACGATCTTCGAACGCCTGCTGCTGAAGTACACGCTGCAAGGCGTCCTCTCGTTCTCAGTCCTCTGCGCGGCGACAGGCACTCTGGCCGCCGATTCGCTCGACACGATCAAGGCGGCGATCGAAGACAACCCGCTGCTGCTGGCAGACTATCCAGAAGTCTGTGTGCCGGTGCGTGCCTTGGAGAACACGCCGAATCGTGCCGGCTATCAGCTCGTAACTGGAGAACGGCATGGCACTGGTGAACCGTACCAGATGGCCTCCAGCAAGTTTAGTTGGTGCGGTCAGGAAATCGTGTTCCCCAATGTGCCTGGCGCGCCGGCGGCTCAGGCAATTATCGCCACGCGCGGCTTGGACTCCGCGATCCGCGGGCTCAAGCGCAAGGGTCGACGGCCACAGCTCGTCGGCATCGATGACCCCGAGACGGAAGAAACCGTCCGCAGCGGTGACCAGGCGAAGAAGCTCGAGGACCGAATCGATCGGGCGCTCGGCGGACTTGGCAGCCAGCAGCGACCAGTCGGACGGGTCATGCTGACGACGCTGCAGAACCGGACGTGCGTGTCGTTCAAGTACACCGATCCTGAGCAGAAGCCGACATGGAAGGGGAAACGGTTCCGCTACCTAGTCACACCGCCAGACCGCAGGGATCTGTGGGATGAATACGTCCTGCTGCGCGAGAAGGAGTTCCGCGAGTTCTCAGCGGGCCGAAGTCGCGACGAACATTGCCGGCAGTCGTACCAGTTCTATTTGGACCACCGCCAGGAAATGGACACCGGCGCGATCGTGGCCAACGAGAATCGCTTCGATGCGACCGTGCTGCCGGATGGCACGCGAGTCGAGGCGTCGGCGCTTCAGCACTACTACAACGAGGTTGCTCGCATCGGCTCCGAAGCGGTTGCCGCCGAGTTAGACAACGATCCAGCCGAGGACGAGAACGCGGCGCTCCTGCTTGTCCTGACGGCCTATCACATTCAGAACTGCTGCCTGAGCGGGCTCGACCAGCGAATCGTTCCTGATGGCACGGTGTGCATCACCGTCGGCGCAGACGTTCAGAAGCTGGGCTTGCACTACGTGGTGATCGCCTGGGACGAGCACGCCGCGGGCTGCATCCTCTATTACGACTTCTTCGAGTTCCTGACCGAGAGCCGCCCGGCGTCGGATTGCGAGGTGCTCATCCTCGAAGGGCTATTCGCATGGCACGAAGCGCAGCAGCAATCGCCGTTCGTCAACGCAGCGGGCGAGGAGTACTTCGCCGATTTGTCGCTGATCGACACGGGCTGGAAACACGAGAGCTGGAACACGCAGCCGGTGCAGGTTTTCTGCTCCCAGGTCGGCTTCGGCGCCTTCATGCCGTCGAAGGGCGAATCACCCTATCGCCGGCCGCAGGACTCGTCTCGCCTGATCATCGGCGACAACTGGCACGTCAGCTTTCCCGGCGGCGTGCCCGTCGCAATCATGAACTCCGATCACTGGAAGCTGAAGGTCCACGAAGGCTTCCTCGCCGGCCAAGCGGCAGACGGCTCGCTTCTGCCTGGCGCGCTGCGCGTCTTCAACCCGCCGACCATCGATGGCCGTCCGAATCGCACGGCCCACTTGTCGTTCGCCAAGCACATCCTGGCTGAAACGTGGGAAACGCGCTTCGTGCCCGGGTTCAAAGGCAACCGCACCGGCTGGTGGAAATCACCCAAGCCTAATCACTATTTTGACGCAACCTACCAAGCGATCGTCGCCCGCTCCATGCGCGGCATCGGCGTCCTGGAAACTCCGACGCTGCCGACCACGCCCGCTGTGCAACCGACCGGGCAAGTGCAGTCAACTTCGTCGGTTGCATCGTTCGAACGGAACCGTTGGTAAGAGGAGCTGTTATGCCGAAACTGAAGAATGAGATATCGCCGCCAGAATCTGTCCATATCGAAGTACCCGTGGTGGAACTTCCGCCGCAGACATGGGGCTACCACATCAACACGCGTCTCACGCCCGAGCAGTCGCACGCAATTAGTCGCGTGACAACCGCACTCGATCAGCGACTAACAAGGCTGGCCAATGGGCAGCGAGTCGTCAATGTTTCAGGCGCGTTGAAGTACCTGCTAGAACAGATCGGCGCGGAATAAGCTGATCACGCTTACATTGCTTCGCCCTCCCAGCGAAACTACATCGCAACGGGGCGCACGGTGCCCTGGGTACAACCGGTACACAAGGGTTCTACTACTTCACCGTCTTCAGTTAGCCATTACGATTGAAGTAATGGCCAATCTCACTACGCTTGCCATCATCGAATCTGAGCTCGCCGACACGGCTGACTACGATGTCGGGGTGGACATCTCCAAGGCGAAGCGTCGAGTGGCCGCACTGCGCCGCAAACTCGACTTTCCCCAGTCGAGCGGGCGGGGCGAGCAGAATGTCGCGTTCGCGATGCAGGCAATCGAGAACCAGTTGCAGCAGGTGCTCGCCTGGATCGCGGCCAACGAGGCGCCGAGCGATGCGTCGCGGCTGGGGAATCCTGACTGCGTGCATGCGGATTTCTCGAACTTCCGGGGCTGCTGATGATCGCGAGGGCGAACAACACGAATGGTCATGCGGGCGGCAGGCTGCCGGCCGAAATCGTCGACCAGGTGTTCGAACTCGATCGGGAGCGCTTTGAGCGGCGCGGAGATCGCGACGCAGCATCGACATACGCGGCCGGCACGGTCGACCGCATGAACCCGATGCCCCAGGGTATCGATCCCTTGGGCACGGACGCCGACTATCACTATCGCACTGAGTTCAATTACTTCCTGATGGTCGAGCGGGCTCGCACGGCCGTCCGAAACCATCCGCTGGTCGAGCAAGGCGTGAATCGTCTGCTGGCCAACATGCGGCTCGACGAGATGACGCTCGACGTGTCGAGCGGCGACGCGGCGATCGACGCTGACCAGAAGGCCTTTTGGTACGAGTGGTGCGACGACCCGCGACAAGTGGACTACGAGGGCCGGCGAACGCTCCCGCAAATCGCCCGGCAGTCGTTCTTTTCTCAGGTGGTTGACGGTGACATCCTTCACTTGCCGCTGGATGACGGCTCGATCCAGACCTGGGAAGCCCATCACGTCCGCAATCCCTGGGGCCGGTACTCGACTGGTTCGGACTCGAACGGCATCGTGCATGGTGCTGAGGTGGTCGACGGCCGCACGGTCGCCTACTGGATTACGCAGCGCCACCTCACACACCGGCAATCGGCCCGGCGCGGCGAGTCACGGCGGTTCCTGGTGTTCGATGCCGAGGGGAACAAGATCGCGTTCTGGCTCGGCTTCACGCACCGCTTCATGCAGCGTCGTGGAATCAGTCGGTTGTCGGCGCCGCGCGACGCAATGAATGGGTTCGACGATATAAATTTTGCCCACATCATGTCGGCGAAACAACGCTCCAAGGTCGCCATGATCCTGGAGAGCATGCAGCCGCTCGCGCCGCAGCTGCCTTTGGGTGGCGGCGGGAAGATCCCACAATCGGGCTCGCGCTACCTGAGCAACGAGGCTGGGCTAGGCGTCGAGTCGATCGTCGTAGAGCAGGTCGGCGGGCCGGCGCAGATCATCAAGGCCCCGCCTGGCTACAAGATGCAGGGCTGGAACGCCAACATCCCGACGCCGTCGTTCTTCGAACACGCTGCGCTCATGCTGACGATGCTGGCGGTCAACCTTGATCTGCCGCTGATGTTCCTGCTGCTCGACGGCTCGCTGGTGAATTTTCACGGCGGGCGGATGACATTCGACCAGGTGAAGCTGCGGCTCGAGCAACTGATCTCAGATCAGATCGCCGGCTTCTATACCCCGATCTACCGCTGGAAGACCCGACAGCGAATCACGCCGGGCAGTCCGCAGTTTGATCCGGCGCTTTACAACGCAGTGCAGCGCGGAGCGAACCCGTTCAGCTTTCTGTTCCGGCCGAAGGGCTGGCCGTATGTCAAACCGCTCGAGGACGCAGCGGCCGAGGACCTGGCCGAGCGGCGAAATCTTAAGAGCCTGAAATCGATTCTCGCCTCGCGGGGCGTCGACGAGGACGAGCACGTCGCCGAGGTCGTCACCGGCCGAGGCAAGTTCATCCGTGCCGCGATCCGCGAGGCCCAGGCCATCGCCAGCGAGTTTCCCGAGGTCGTACCGCAGGAGGAGGTGCCGCGTCTGTGGCGCGAGCTGCGATACGGCAACGAGCCGGCCGGCGTGCAGCTTGCGGTTACGGCCGACACCACGAGCGGCGAGACCGCGGCCACGGCCGACGCAGCGGGGGACACTAATGGACGCTGATTTCGTGTTGCAGCCCCGCTTCTCGCTCGATGCGCCGTTGATGGCCGACTATTTCGGCCTGTGGTGCGTTGAAGAACAGGCGTTCCGCTCGCTCGTCGATCGGTTCAACGGAATCAATCTGCACGCCCACTTCGCCTCGGCGTTGCCCGCGGAAGCAGCGCGACGCCAAAAGCAGGTCGACTTGAACGTAACACCCGACGGCATCGCGCTGCTGCAAGTGCAGGGCCCCATGATGAAGAGCGTGTCGTCGCTCGGAGAAGGAGCCAGCACGGTACAGCTACGCCAGCAGTTGCGGGCTGCTCGCAAAGCCCCTGAGGTGATCGGCGGGATGCTGGTCATGGATACACCGGGCGGCACGGCTAAGGGCAACCGCGATCTCGCCGATGAGGTCGCCCGATTCGCACAGGCCAAACCGATCTACTCGTTCACCGAAGACCAGACGACCAGCGCCGGCGTTTCCGTCGCCAGCCAAGCGACCAAGCGCTTCGCCAACAACGATGCCGCTCTCTATGGCGCGATGGGCACGTATTCGGTACTGATGGACCAGAGCGGCATGGCCGAGAAGCTGGGCGTGAAGGTGCATGTGATCAAGGCCGGCCAATACAAGGGCATGGGCGAGCCCGGCACGCCGATCAGCGAGGAGCAGTTGACCGAGGCTCAGCGGATCGTCAACGCGCTCAACGACAGCTACCTGGAAACAATTGCCCGAGGCCTCGGCAAGCCGGTCGAGATGATCCGCTCGATTGCCGATGGCCGCGTGATCATGGCCCGCGACGCGGTGGGCATGGGCCTGATCGATGGCGTGCAGAGTTTTGATGAAACGTATGCGCAGCTCGTGCAGTATGCCCAGCTCGTGGCTGGCAAGAGCATGGCCGCGCCTCAGAAGCGAGGTTCAACAATGGAGAAGCAGAGCGCAACTTTGGCCGAACTCAAGGCCGCATTTCCCAAATCGACGGCCGAGTGGCGCGAGTCGCAACTCGAAGCCGACGCCGATCTGCCAGCGGCAGCGATTGCCTATGCCCAGCATGTCGAAGCGAAGCTTGTCCAACAGGACGAGACTCACGCCAAGGCACTCGCGCAGGCGGCGGCCAAGAACAACATCTCACTTGGGCACTCGCCGCTTGTGGAACGCAAGCCGAGCGACGACGGGCACGAGTTCTTCGAATCGGGAGATCCCGTCGAAGACTTCAACGCGGCCGTCGTAGCGATGGCGGGCCGCAGTCCCACGCTTCAGCGTCGGCAGAGCGCCGTGCGAGCCGTCGCGCAGAAGAACCCCGAGCTGTACCAGGCGTATCTGCTGGCCACGAATCCCGGCCGACTGCAGGCCCGCTTGATCACCGAGAAACTCGAAGCGGCCGCAAAGTAGCCGCATTCCAATCCAAGGAACCATTCAGAGGCAACGAACATGACTGCCCTCGTACAACGCGACGTCCGCACGTTTCCCAACAACTCGGCCATCGCTCCATACCTTCGTGTGAAACTCACGGGCGGATTCTTGGCCGTCGCCGCCGGTGCCGACAACGAACTCGGCATCTTGGAAGAACGCACTTTGGCAACCGATACCGTCGGTGCTGTCCGCTTGCCATCGATTTCCAACACCGTGCGGGTCACGGCGGCCGGAGCGATCGCGGCCAACGCGACCATCTATCGTGCCAATGGCGGCAAGGTCTCGACCACGGTGGTCGGCACGGCCTGGGGCATTGCTCTCGAAGCGGGCAGCGGAGACGGCTCAGTCATCGAAGCGATCCGCACCATTAACGCCGCCTAACGAACCACGGAACTAACTTTTAGGAGATTGAGGCATGGCTTCGCCTTCCACCGCCATCACCCGGCTCGACCTGTCGCTCACATACGGCGAGTTCTCGCTGATGGCCAACCAGCAAAAGTTCATCGGCCTGCAAGTGCTGCCGCCGATCGCGGTTTCCCAAGAGGGTGCGGAGTTCGTGCGGATCGAAATCGCTTCGCTGCTCTCGAAGATCGAGGACACCAAGCGAGCTCCCAAGTCCACTTACAAACGGGACGATTGGGAGTGGACCAAGGACAGCTATGCCGTCGAGGAGCATGGCGTCGAGGAAATCGTCGACGACGCGACGGTCGAGAAATATGGAGACTTGCTCCGCACCGAGCAGATTGCGACAGCGCGCGCGATCAACCGCGTGCTGCAGCGGCTCGAGTTCGACATTGCGGCCGCTGTGTTCAACACGTCGACTTGGACTGGTGCGGCGCTAACCACGACCATCGGCACGGCCTGGACAACCGCAGCCACGGCCGATCCGATCGGCGACATCGACGCTGCGCACGAAAAGGTGAACGTCGGCTGCGGTGAGGATGCCAACACGCTGGTTAGGACCAAGATGGGCTTTCGCTCAATGATCCGCACCGCGCGCCTGGAAGGTC